CCGGCAGCTATGACATTTACCGGGGTCTCATCTGATGGACATGTTCAGCGCTCTCCGTGGCAGCAGCGGCAATATCTCTCTGAGCCGCACGCAGGCCGCGCTCGCTTTCCTCGTCTGCTGTGGCGTAGTTGGCTGGCAGGCCTACAAAGGGACGCTGTCAGATGTCACATTCGGTCTGTTCTTCGGCTTCTCGACAAGTGGTTATATTGCTGCGAAGAAAATCGCGTCAGACAAGGATTTGCAAGAGCAGAAGATTGACGCTCGTATTAATCCGGAGGACAAGCCATGACGACCCTCGAGATGATATTCACTGTAATCGGTGTGGTAATCGCTGCAGTGGCTGGCGCATTCGGCATTGGTCACTCTAAAGGCAAAGCCAAAGCAGAGCAGGCAGCGAGCGAGCGGGAAACCAAAGCCGCTATCGATTCCCAGCAGGCGGCATCACAGCGCCAGACAGAAACCTCAAAAGGAGCTGCAGATGTTCAGGAAAGCGTTTCCCGTATGCCTGGCAGCGCTGTTGACAACGAGCTGCGCTCAGACTGGCTTAACAAGAATTGAAGTCGTGGACACTGCCTGTAACTGGGTAAAGCCTATCCTGGTGACTGAGGCTGACATCATGACGATGGATGAGCGCACCAAGCGGGCCATCCTGACGCATAACAAGACATGGAAAGCTAACTGCCAGCAGGAAGCGAAATGAGCGCCTATCAGATTTACAACATCTTCTCAGGTATCTGTATCGGCGCCTTGATCATGACGTGGATAGGGTTCTGGATCTATTTGAGACAGGAGCGCCGGCATCGCGGTGAATTGAGCCGCCTGCAAGAGCGAATAGTGGCCGAAGTAAAACAGAGCATCAGGAAGTAACCAAGCCTCGCAACAGCGGGGCTTTTTTTCATTACTGCCCATTAGTGGTTGGTTACAGCAGTGTCAATTCATACCGCGCATCTCACGCGCATCTCAACGAGAGCCTTTCAGTAAGCGAGCCTGAGAACAGCCGTTATAGGTGGCGACCTCTCTCGGGCGGCTTTTCTGTGAGACAGGCTCACTTTCTAAAAGGTAGAACGCAATGACATATCCAACGGTGATCGTAAGTGGCGTATCTGTTCGTGTAGACAGTGAGGGCCGCTACTGCCTGAATGACCTACACGCAGCAGCAGTTCTGAGCGGCGAAGCTACTGAATCGCAGAAGCCCAGCAAGTTCATCCGCAGCGCCACAGTTCAGCGGTTCGTCAAGGCGCTGGATGCCAGAGGACGAAAAAGTCCTTTGGAACATAATCAATCACTTAAAGTGATTCGGGGCGGTGACTCTCAGAGTGTATGGGGAGTCGAGATGATTGCCGTTCGATATGCGGCATGGGTCAAGCCTGAGTTCGAGATTGATGTTTACAACACATTCATCGAAAGCCGCACAAGGTCACTCGACATCCTCAACCAACTAAACCGGCTCGATCATCTCATTTGCGGTGAAACCAAAGACATCAGCCAGTGTGCCAGCAAGATGGGTAAATGGGGTAAAGGCGGGAGAAAGGCGTTGCTTAATGAGGCACGCAAAAACCTGATTAACCAGCTCGATCCTGACATGGTGGCTTTGATGGAAGGAAAAGCGGCTTAATTAACATGTCCGGGGTAGCGCATATGTTAGAAAGCTACTGTCGCAGCTGGGGTTCATTACAAAAGCCATTCATAGAGTGGCTTTGATAATCCTTAACTATCAACTAAGTGAGTCGGCACATGAAATTCAACATCATTTGTAATTTCAAACTTAAATGGTGGGTAAGGCCACTAATCACGGCTACCAAGATTTACGTGAACGTGACCTGCAAGCAAATTGATATTGACCGCCTCGCTGACTTTGTTGGTAGGCGGGGAATCAAAAAGCAATTCATGACACAAGGGATTTAAATGGCAAAGCTCACCGACAAACAAGAGCTGTTTGCCCGTGAGTACCTGAAGGATTTGAACGCCACTCAGGCAGCTATCAGGGCGGGCTACAGCGAAAAGACCGCCAAAGAGGCTGGCTATGAAAACCTCACAAAACCTCACGTCATTGAGCTGGTGTCAGAGCTCAAGGCTCAGCGCGTAGAGCAGACAGGTATTGATGCCGCCTATGTGCTTCGTCGCCTGGTAGAGATTGACCAGATGGATGTGCTCGACATCCTGCTCGCGAATGGTGAACTGAAGCCCATAGCGCAATGGCCTAAAGTCTGGCGCATCACGCTATCTGGTATGGATGTCACCGAGATGGCGGGCACTGACACCGCTGGCTTACTCAAAAAGATAAAGTGGCCGGATAAGGTGAAGAACCTTGAGCTACTCGGCAAGCACGTCACAGTACAGGCCTTTAAAGAGAGCGTGAAGAGCGAAGTTAGTGGTCCTGATGGTTCGCCTATCAGACATAGCATGGTAGTGAATCCGGAGGAGTTAACTGATGAACAGCTTGCCGCAATTGCAGGCGGTAAGTAAGCAGCAGGCCGCCCAAGAGTTACTGAGAAGGCGTCAGGCACGCGGCAACCTTCACCAGTTCATTCAGTACATCAATCCTGATTACATCGTCAGCCAGTTCTCTGAGACGGTATGTGTCGCTTTGGATGACTTTATTGCCGATATGGTGGCAGGCGTCAGACCAATCCTGATTCTGGGTGCGCCACCGCAGCACGGTAAATCAGATATTGTGTCGCGCTATCTACCGGCTTACTTCTTTGGCCGGCATCCTGAAATGCGCGTAGGCGCGCTGTCGTACTCCTCAGATCTGGCTGGAGACATGAACGCCGATGTTCAGCGCATCATGTCCACGCCTGAATACAGAAACCTGTTCCCCGATTCGTGGCTGGGCAATAAGCCCTCTGACGGCGTTGCCGTTAAGCGCAATACTAACGAGTTCAGCATTGCTAACCACAAAGGCACATACGTGTGTGCTGGCGTGGGCGGCCCGCTGACGGGTAAGAAGATTGACCTCGGCATCATTGATGACCCGATAAAGAACGCCAAAGAGGCGCTAAGCCCGACCACAAAGAAATCCATCTGGAACTGGTACGTATCCACGTTTAAGACCCGCCTGTCGAAAAACAGCGGCGAAATAATCATGGCGACCCGCTGGGCGACAGATGATTTGTCGGGGCGTGTAGTGGAGATTACTCCACGCGCTAAGGTGCTGGCTTTCCCGGCTATCAATGAGTCAGGAGAGGCGCTGGTACCGGACCTGCACCCGAAAGAGAAGCTGCTCGAAACCAAAGTCATTCTGGGGGACTACTTCTGGTCAGCAATGTACCAGCAGTCGCCTAAGCAGGCTGGCGGTTCAATCTTCAAAGATGAGTGGATGCAGTACTACCTGCCTAAAGATCTGCCAGCCAGCTTCGACACCGTCATCCACAGCTGGGATATGACCTTCAAAGACAGCGAAGGCACGGACTATGTGGTTGGTCAGGTTTGGGGCAGGAAGGGCGCAAACTCTTATCTCCTCCATCAGGTGCGGGCACGCATGAGCTTCACCGCGACGCTTAAAGCCGTGAAAAGGATGGCAGACCAGTTCCCTAAGGGGCTCAGAAAGCTTGTCGAGGACAAAGCCAACGGGCCTGCAGTAATAGACTCACTTAAAAGCACTGTGTCTGGCCTCATTCCTGTAGAGCCGGACGGCAGCAAGGTAGCCCGTGCTCACGCCATCACCGCAGTGTGGGAGGCTGGGAACATATTCCTGCCTCACAAAGACATTGCGCCGTGGATCGTCGATACGGTGACGGAAATTACCACGTTCCCTGTCGGCGCGAATGATGACGTTGTCGACGCCATGACGCAGGGACTTCGTGACCTGTATCAACGCAAAGAACTCAGCCCACTGGACATCATGTAATGACGAAGAAAAAAATTGTTGGTCGTCTTAGTGATGGCCTGGTCAGCTTAATGACATCCCTCGGGGAGAAAATCGGTGCCGTACGCTACAGCAGCACTAAGCCCGATGTGCCGGATAAAGAGCTGCTCGCAATGTACAAAAAGTCGTGGGTGGTGAAGAAGTACATCGATAAGACGGCCGCCGATATGCTGAAGCTGCCGCGCACCTTCTCAGGCGACGTGGACAGCACTCTTGTGCAGCGAATCGAAGATATCGAGACAGAGCTACAGCTGAATCAGGTTTTCAACGATGCGCTGAGCTGGGCGTCGCTGATGGGTGACTCGCTCATCGTGGCTGTCACCGATTGCTCTGACGAGCTGATCGCCAGCGAGGTCAATCTGCAGTCAGAGGACATCATCAAGTTTCTGGTGTTCCGCAAAGGTGAGTACACGCCGGACAGCAACGTCATCACCGATGTCGGCTCGCCTTACTTTGGTGAGCCGCTGACCTATCAAATCGACATCGGCAACAAACAGCTGCGCTTTCACCAC